TTTAAAAAAGTATAGCAAAATAAAAATGTATAATATTTTAAATTTTAATTAATTAATTTATATTAAATATGACTTGATGTCAATGTCATCAATTAAATATTTTTCTTTTATTTTGTCTGCTAATAATATTTCCACCATGGTTTTTTTAAATTGAACAATATTTTTAATTTCGTCGATAATAATATTTAAATTTAAGGCCGGCGACCAATTATTACTGCAATAATAAGAATCACAACATAAGCAATCCTTTTTTCTATATTTGACTACAAGATCTTTCTCATATAGAGAATTTAATTTTAATAATTCCAAATATGGTTTATCATTATAGTATATTTGGGGTTGTGTAAAAGGATATGCGTTATTTAAAACAAAACTATATTTTTCACAGTTTTCATAAACAACTATTTCAATTTTTCCAGAATTATTTAATATTGTCAAATTTGGATATTGTGTATATAATTTTTTAAAATCATGTGATATTCGTTTAATATACGCTACTTTTCCGATTTGTTGTTCATTTACAAACTTTTGTATAAAGTCATCAACATAAATCTTATCCATTATATAAAATAATATATTATATTTATATATATTAATATATTAATATATGAAGCAGAAAATATGTAAAGATTTAAATTTTAGTGATTGTGAAATGGCAATTTTGCGTATGGCTGTGGATAAAGCAGAGGAAAAAATGGGTAAAAGAATCGCCAATTCTGAAGATATTCAAAAAATAATCAATCTTGTAGAAGATTTTCTAAAAACGGAAGATTTAATATGTTATGGTGGAACCGCGATTAACAATATTTTACCAGAAGAAGACAAATTTTATAATAAAGACGTGGAAATACCCGATTACGATTTTTTCTCTTATGACGCTTTAGAAAACGCAAAAAAATTAGCAAATATTTACTATAAAAAGGGATTTACCGAAGTGGAAGCAAAAGCAGGACAACATCACGGAACATACAAAGTTTACGTAAATTTCATACCTGTTGCCGATATTACACAAATCCCAAAGGAAATATTTAAGGCCTTGAAAAAGGATTCTATCCGGGTTGCTGGCATTTTATATGCGTCGCCAAATTTCCTCAGAATGTCAATGTATTTAGAATTGTCACGTCCTGCCGGAGATATAAGTCGATGGGAAAAAGTGCTGAAACGGTTGAGTCTTCTTAATAAACACTATCCCTTAACCACACTAAATTGTGATGAAGTCGAATTTCAAAGAAATATGTCGAATATGGAAAACCAAGACAAAATTTACGAAAATGTGAAAAATACGTTTATAAACCAAGGTGTCGTGTTTTTTGGCGGTTTTGCGATTTCTCTCTATTCACAATATATGCCCAAAAATTTACAAAGACGTTTACAAAAAATTGCCGATTTTGATGTGCTTTCTCATGAACCTGAAACAACGGCACAAATTGTGAAAGAACGGTTAAAGGATATTGGTGTAAACAATTGCAAAGTTATAAAACATGATCCGGCCGGCGAAATTTTACCGGAACACTATGAAATCAAAGTTGGTAAGGATACGATTGCGTTTATATATAAACCGATTGCGTGTCACAGTTATAACGTGCTTTTTTTGAAAGGGCAAAAGGTGAAAATAGCAACAATTGATACCATGTTGAGTTTTTATTTGGCGTTTTTGTATGTTGAAAGACCTTATTATAATGAGTTCTCAGAGAGAATATTATGTATGTCAAAATTTTTATTTGAAGTACAGCAAAAAAATCGTCTAGAGCAAAAAGGATTGTTAAAACGGTTTAGTATAATATGTTACGGACACCAAGAATCAGTAGAGGAAATGCGCGCTGAAAAGGCGGCGAAATATAGGGAATTAAAGCAAACCAAAAATAAAGCAGAATTGGATGAATGGTTTTTGAGTTATAAACCAGACCAAGATAATAATAATAATCCATTGGAAGAAAAGAGAGAAACGAATATTAAGAAGAAGAAAACAAATAAAAAGAAAAATAAAAAAACACGGAAATCAATGTTTGATTTTTATGGGAAAAATACCAGAAAAAACAAAAAAGGGTTGTATTAAAGAAACCTAATTACACCCTTGAAGATTTAAAACCGCACCCTTATGTATTTTTTTATTTTTTCTCAAAATAATATAGATGACTAAACATAAGACAGAAGATTATAAAAATTCTGCGGTTAAATATTACTTAAACAATGATAAAGGAGATGGATACAAACGAACTTGTAAAATATTTGATTGTAAAAAATCCACATTTCGTGATTGGGTAAAAAGATACAAAACTTCTAAAAATCTTACGAGAATAAATAGAAAACAAATATCTTATAAAATTACTAAACCACAAGTAAATACTGCGTTAGAATTATTGAAACAAAACGAACAACTTACTATGAATGAATTGGTTATTGATATAAAAAAGAAGTATCCATCATTTGATATTACACCTCAACATTTAGGACAGATTGTGAGGGATAATAATAAAACAAGAAAACGAACAAGACACGAGCATTTTCCTAACGAAAGATACAAGAAACCGATTAATAAACAAACCGAGTTAAATAAATTTTATAGTAAAATAAATCAATTTCATATTAACAAAATTATTTGTTTGGATGAAACAAGTGTTGGTTCTGCTTTGAAACCAACTTATAGTAGATGTAATTTAGGTAGGCGTTGTGTAATAAAAACAAGTAATCAATTTGTATTTCGTAAATTTACTTTGCTTGTAGCAATAAGCAACACAAAATGCGTTGGAAAAGAATTATATGATAAAGGTGGTATGACGAAAGAAAGATTATTGGAATTTTTAGAAAAACATATATTCTCAAATTACAAAGATCATCTTATTATTTTGGATAATGCTGGAAGTCATAATAACGAATTAATAAAAAATGCTATAACTAAAAGTGGCAATACATATTTATTCTGTATCCCTTATACACCTAAGACGGACGCCATAGAAGAATATTTTAATCAAATAAAAACCTATATGAAAAAGAACAGGAATGTAGATAATTACCAACAATTAGAAAATAATGTGAATAAATCAATTGAAAAGGTAAAACCTGAAAATTATAAAAATTATTTTCAACACGCTTACGGAACGAAAGAACATATTATTTATAACAGAAAACCATCAACAAGAAGAAGAAAATTAAAAGTTTATAAATAATATACTTAAAATTTATTTATTATTTAAGTATATTGTAATGCGTCTTAAAAGTGAGTTGTATAAAAAAGAACAGGAAGAAATTGTAGATAAAATAATTAAGATATTGAATTTAGAAAATAATAATATAATTAATTTATGTGATTTAGATAATGAATATGATAAACAAAAACAAATAATGGAACTTATTCCTGAAATAAGAAAATATTATAGTTTTAATGGAATTAAAGCTGTTGGAGAACCAAGTAAAATTAAAAGACCTTGGTTGTCAATAATAAAGCATTTGACAAATAAAAAATATAATTTAGAAAGTAAAGAATATAGATTTTTTAATGAAAAAGAAAATAAATATTTAAGAACTCAAAAATATATTTTTACAAAATTAAATTTGAACTGATGGATAAAGATTATCTATTTCATTTTTAACTTTATTTATATCAGTTTCAGGTCTGATTATTACTACAAATCTTAATGTTTCATTATTTGTAATATCTACATAACAAGGAAAGTATGTTCTCCAAGTTATAACATCTCCATGATTAGCATAAGCACTTGGTATTTTAGAAATTGCTCTTGTTAAAGAAACTACTTCTTTTTTACGATTTAATGATGTTTCCTTGAACCCTTCTGAATTATTTTTAGTTGCTCTATAATCATAACCAAGTATTTTACATACATTTTTTACTACTATTTCATTATCATATACACGATATTTATTTTCATCTACTTTTACTTCAACTTGGTTCATAATTTCTAAATTTTGAATATGTTTTGGATTTACAAATAATTTTTTTGAACCTGTTGTGCTATATTTTATTTTTCCAAAAGGATTTTTATAGAATTCTTCATATTCATTTATAGCATCTATTGATGTTCTATGGGGTCCAGTTTTATGCCCGTTTAATAATTCTTGTTTCCAATAACCACTCATTCTACCAGGTAATCCTTGAACTTGAACGTTTGTATCGTATTTTTTAACATATCTTTCATGTGTAGCACCTATTTTCTTTTTCCATTCATTCGGTATTAAATTAGCACGACGATAAAATCCTTTAACAGCTATAACTAAATGGTTTGATATATTGTTAAATATATCTGATAGTTCTTCATAACTTATTCTGTCGTCTGATGTATGATTTTTAAAATCTATATTATTTCTTATACAAGCATTAAATATAAAATCTTTATTTTTTTCATCAGTTCTAACAATATGAACCCTATAATCTAAACCATAATTCTGTAAAATATCTTCCTTAACCCATTTTTCAGCGGTTTCATCATCATTAATTGGATAATATTCTTGAATAATGCCAAGTTCTAAAAACTCTTTATGTCCTATATAAATATCTGGTATAGTCATATAGTGCGTATAATGTTTATTTCCCCATTTGTATAAATCTCGCAACTCATTTATCATTGTAGCAGAAACAAATACAAACCGAATATTATTTTCTTCCATATATTTCATATCTAATATACCACTTTCCTTCAATATTAGATGTAATTTTTGATCCTCTTTATCACCACTATCAATTTCATCATTTATTATTATAGCGTTTTTTATGTTTCTTAATTTAGTTTTTAATCTTTGTAATTTACCATGATGATATACATTATCTTTGAAACATGATGGTATTTTATCTTTCATATCATCCTCCCAAGATATATTACTCATCGCAGTAATAAAGAATATATTATTTCTATGTAGAACAAAATCATTATCAGGATGTGTAGTCATATTTTTTGCTATTTCAATCATAAGACCATCCATACCTACTTTTGTTCTCTTTACAATACTAATAACTCTTATAGGCGTTTCGTAAAATTTATTACATATTATGGTAGCATCTTCTTTTTGATTAGCAAATATATATTCACTACTTGCTTTTACATCACCAGTAATAAATAATTCCTTATTTTTTTTTGTAGCACTCTGATAATCATTTAATACAATTTCTCTATTCAAATCAAGTATTGAATGTTCCATTTTGATTTATTTGTTATAATATAATTTATAATTTTTAATTCAATTTTTTTAATAATTATTAATTTATTGGAAAACTACTTAAAATAAAATCTTTAGGAATAGTATAAGGATGGAAAAAGAAGTAAATCCACCAACCGACTTTTTTAAAGGAATTAAAACATCCTTAAAAAGTGTATTGAAACATCCTGACATTAATTTACCTAAAATTACAAATGCCGTAATCAAGTGTAATAAAATTGTTATTCAAACAATGATGTTTATGAAACTTTTTTTATTGGATCACTATGATAAGCATAATAAATTACCAATTATAAATGATGAGTTTATTAATTCATGTATGAAAATATTGTGTAATGAAAAAGCATCTGGAAGACCACCAAAACAAGAAATTAAAGAACTCAAAGAAAAACTCACGGCGTTTTACAAAACAGATTTTAAACCGCTTATTCAAAATGAAAATTTAGATTATACTCATATGAATACCATTTTAGATTATCTAACTATTGATATTCTTACTATGTATGAGAACAATATTAAATTACATTATGTAGAGTATGTTGAAAGATATGTAAATGTTGTTTGGAAAAAGAAGTTTATTGTTAATAGAATAAGAAAGCTCAATATTACACAAAAAGCAAAGGAACAAAGAGTAAATAATTTATGTAATCAGCTACGCAAAATCAAAACGGATTTACTTAATATAGAAAATGTTAATTATAAATCTCATTCCATGTATCACAAATGGATTAATCAACAAAAACAATTTATAACACCGAATAAACCAAGTTATAAAAAGAATAATATTGTTTATGACTTAATGTGTAGTCCATTTGATTATTTTGGTTGTATGATTTTTATGATGAAACAAATTGAAAAGGAAGAACAAACTATTTATAATGTATTTCCTATGCGTAGTGAAATAATACCAAAACACATTAGATTAGATACAACTACATTAGTTCATTTGTTAATGACGAAAAAACAAGGAATTAAAAGTGAATATTTAACAAAAGGAAATTTGAAACGAAATGAAAATAAAATTTGGGAATTCTTTTTTAGAACAGAACAAAAAATGTTTCATAAAAAATATTATGAATTTCATCACATGATAGAAACAGATGGAGTAAGTTGTTCTTTGTTATTATTGCGTAAAGATTTAATTGGTAAGAAATTACCTATGATGAAAAAAGGTTTATCAACTGAAACATATATTGATGATTTAGATGATTATTCTTCTTTACAAAATAAAAAAATAGTGGCTATTGATCCTGGAAAATGTGATTTAATTTATTGTGTAGATGATGATAATAAAGAAGCAAATAAATTTAGATATTCACAAGACCAAAGAAGAAAAGAAACAAAGAAAAAGAAGTATTCAAAAATTCATTTGGAAATGAAAAAAGAAAAAATACAGGGTAAAACAATTATAGAATGGGAAACTGAATTATCTAAATTAAATAAGAAATCACTTAACATCACAAAATTTAAAGAATATATACAAAAAAAGAGTGAAATAAATGGAATGTTATTTAGCTTTTATGAAAAATACATTTTTAGAAAATTACGCTTACAAAGTTATAGAAATACCAAGAAAAGCGAACAAAAAATGCTAAATAATTTCAAACGCATATTTGGAAATGAAAAAGATGTTGTTGTTTGTTTTGGAGATTATGAACAGAAAAAACAAATGAAATATAAGGAAGCAACCAAAGGAAAAGGAATGAGAACTTTGTTTAGAAAAGCAGGTTTTCAAACTTATTTGGTTGATGAATTTAGAACAAGTTGTATGTGTTCCAAATGTGAAATAGGTATTTGTAAAAAGACGATGGTTAGGGAAAATCCAAAACCATACAGAACTGGAAACATTATCGTCCATGGGCTGATTTGTTGTAAGAACGGATGCGGTTATTGGAATAGAGATGTTAATGGATCTACAAATATTTATAAAATTGCTTATAATGCGATAAATAATAAAGAAAGACCAAATTATTTATCAAGAAGCAAGAATTTATCAGGTAGTTTAGACGAACTACAAAAACCAAAATTTACATGCCTTGAAATAGGCAAACCTTGTTGATTTATTATTTCACCGAAAGGTGCGGTTTTAAATCTTCAAGGGTGTAAATATTTGCTCGTTTATTCTATAAACTAATCGCTCTTGATTCCTAGTATTGTTATTTTTACATAGAATGTCATCTAATTCATAAAAAAATTTATTTGTTAATTTATACATAGTGTTAATATTTCCTATATAAATATTATCAATCCCATTTGCTTCATAGTCAAAGAGAAAATTATTTTTTGTAAATTTTATTTCATTATTTTTTTTTATAAAATCAATAATTAAATTTTTATCAAAATTATTACTATTACTAAATAAATCAAATCTCAAATTTACAACTGTTTCTTCGTCATATTTTTGTTGATTATAAATATAATCTATTATTTTATATTTTCCATACCAATAATTTTTCCAACCAATAAGTGGCATCGGTCCGTTATTAATCGTGCCAACTAAATTACCTATTAATTTAATATCCTTATCATTATCAATTATAATATGTTTAATACAATTGCTTAATTTTCCAAAATATTTGCTAATTATTTCATGATTTACTTCGCCAATATTAACATCTATATTTCTCCAACTTACGTTGTTTGCAAATATATTCCAAGTATGTATAAATATTTTTAAATCCGGATATATATTGTATACTTCCTCTATAAAAATATACAGTTGATTTGTTTCAAATGAATTTCTGAGATGTCCTCTAATAACAATTATCATAATTTATATAATAATACTAAAATAAAAATAAATTTTTACATAGAAAGTAAAATGTCTATGCATTAATTTTTATCGAATGAATAATTAACGCTACATTTTCATGATAATAACCAGACATACCAGTAGGCGTACCATTCATTCCAATCCATTCATATTCAACCTTATTTTCTGTGATAAATTCGTAAAATGCTTTCAGTTCTCCGGTATCTCCATCAAAACCCGGATAATTTACTAATTCGTCAAATACAATAATACAATCTGTATCCATGTAATTTTTCAATACATCAAATATATATTTTGTAGAACTATAAAGGTCAGCATCCATATGAATAAATGAAACCTTTTTATTTTGTCTTTGTATAAAATTTACTAAAGTTTCATTAAACCATCCTTTTATTAATTCAACATTATCGTTAACTTTTGGTAAATTTCCGCCTCTATTGAACGCACCTTTATCAAAACCGTCGCGCCATTTTTCAGGCAATCCTTCGAAACTGTCAAACCCATACACACTGTCATTTGTAAATTTTGAAATGTAATTAATAGTTTTTCCGCTTGCTACACCAAACTCTAACCATAATGTATTTGGTTTATGTTTTAGTTTCATATGTTCAAATACATATGTAAGTGGATATGTATTTACATTAGGAATGTTTTGAATAATACTTAGCATTTATATTATTATTTATTATTATTTATTATTATTTATTATTATTTATTATTATTTATTTCATTAAATTACTAAAAATAAAAATAATACAAATAAATATAAAAATTTAAAGAAATATGTTTATACTTATATTATAAAATGACATCTTACAGTGTAAACAATTGTTTAATATTAAATCTTGATAGTAGAAGCGATTTATGGGAAAAAACATCAACATTCAGAGAGAAATGGACAAAACATAAAAAAACCGTTGAAAGAATATCAGGCGTCAGTTATAAAAACCAAACAAACGTATTACTTCAATTTATTAATAATAATAGAATCAACCTAAATGGTATGGGATTTAGAAACGACAAAAACTCTTTTTTAGGTGAATTGGGGTGTTTTATGGGACATTATAATTGTTGGAAATACATTGTGGACAATAAACTAAACAATTGTTTAGTAATAGAAGATGGTATAGAAGTATTAAGAGACGATTTTGAAAATTTAAAAATAACCAACACTTTAGATATATTGTTTGTAAATGAAGAAATGAAATTAGACGGAAATAATAAAAGTTTAATTGGTTACGGGACACAAGGATATATTTTAACAAAAACTGGCGCAGAAAAATTATTGCAAAAATGTTATACGTTGTTTTTACCAATTGATTTACAAATTAGACAGTTGTGTAATAGCAATGATATCAAATATAGTGTGATTAAAAGTCCATATTTTAAAAGAGACAATAATCGAACATCAAGCATTGATAACAAAATAATAAATGAAGAAACTGATTTAAATAGCAAACAAAATTCAAATTCAATTATTCAACGCATATTAACAAATTTATTAATTAAAGGTGTTAATTTAGATGAGTATTTGTAAAATTATATGTTTTAGATTTTAGATTTTATATGTTTTTTAGTAAAAGATATAAAAAAATTTTAAAAATATAGTAAAATGGCGGATAATGTATGTCACGTGCCAGTGTCAATTGGCGAACTAATTGACAAGTTTACTATTTTACAAATTAAACAAAATAAGATTCAAAACGCTGAGAAATTAGCGATGGTCGAAAAAGAAATTGCCTATTTACAACCTTTTGTTGATAAATATAATTTAGAACCAGAACTAATTGATGAATTGAGAGAAATCAATGCAAAACTCTGGGTTGTCGAAGACCAAATAAGAGATAAAGAAAAAGTACGATTGTTTGATGATGAATTTATACAATTGGCGCGAAGTGTTTACATAATAAATGACAAAAGATGTGACACGAAAAACAAAATAAATGCGAAATTGAATTCTGGTTTATCAGAAGTTAAAAGTTACACCAAATATAAAGATGATAATGACAGTGAAATTATTAAACTTGGTGAAACGAAACTCACTACAGAACCTATAAGAGAACCTATAAGAGAACCTATAATAATAAAACCAAAAGAAACTGTTGAAGAATTATATAAAAAAATTAAAAAGTCACAAGACCATAATATAATGATACAAAATTACAAAAAAATACTAGAATTAAACCCTATGAATTTTGATAAATATTTATGTGAGTTGGGAGAAATATATGAAAAACAAAGTATGTTTTATGAAGCAGTAGAATGTTATATTAAAGTATTAAAAACCGCAAAACTAGACATGTCTACTATTGGAGTATTAACAAATAAAATAGGCACTTGTTACTTTTCTTTTAAACAATATAAATTAGCAATACATTATTTCAAAAAGGTTATATTGATCAAAGAAATACCAGATGTATATTCAAACATTGGCATATGCTTTATAAAACTAAAAGATTATAAGGAAGCCGAGGTAAATTTATTAAAATCATACAACTTAAAAAGTAATAACACCGCGTGTAAAAGTTTGGGAGAAATATATTATTATACAAAAAAATACGATAAATCCATCAAATATTATAAAAAGATAACACAATCGGATACCATATCTTCATATAATTTATCATTTCCTTATTTGTCGAAAAAAGATTTTAAAAATGGGTTACCTTTATACGAAGAGAGATTAAATGTCAATAATATAAATCCTCAAACAAATCTCAAGGACAGATTGGATGTCCCATTAGAATATTGGGATGGTCGCGTAAAGTGTAATAATTTACTGATTGTTGCTGAGCAAGGATTAGGAGATAATATTCAATATTATAGGTTTATAATTGAATTATCCGAAAAATTCCCGACCATGAAAATCACATATTTTACTAAAAAAGAAATATCGCATATTTTTAAAACTTATAACAATATCGAAATCATACAAAATTTATATATTTTCAATTATGAGTATAAATTATACATTATGTCTTTGCCGAAAATATTAAATTTGACACAAATTACACCAAATAAAATAAATTATATTAACACAAATGATGACAAATTTGCGTTTTGGAAAAGCAAAACGGAACCATTAAAAAGATACAAGGTTGGTTTTGTTTATAATGGATTATTAAGTTCATTTATAGATAAAAATATACCTCTTGAACACTTTGAAACATTGTGCGACCTAAATATCGATTTAATTTGTATTCACAGAAAAAGCGAAGTCGAAAAGGATTTTAGCAAAATAAGTTTTTTAGATAAAATAATTCATTATGATATTGATCTAGACCAACCGTTTGGAGATACAATACATTTATTGCAAAATTTAGATCTATTAATCACGGTTGATACATTTATAGTTCACTTAGCAGGCATTTTAAATGTTAAGACTTGGTTATTATTAGGCACATCAGAGTGGAGATGGTCTGATGACACTAGTAAAACATATTGGTATAATTCGGTAGAATTAATAAGAACAAAGGAAAATGAAGAGTTGAAAGATTTGATTAAGACGGTTAAGGGAAGACTGGAGGCGGAACTAGTTTCTTAATTGTTTTTTACCTTTTCTACTTTTTGCTCTTCGCTTCGCAGAACTTTTTTTAAAAGTAGATTTTGCTTTTGCTCTACTTTTTTTAAAAGTAGATTTTAGTCCAAATCCCAAGTCTGATGTCACACTGCGTCCTAAACTACGCAATGTTCTTAAACTGGATTTTTCATTTATACTTGATGTACTAAAATTATTACAAGAATAATCAAACAAAAATAAATAATCTTCATCCGTTAAATTAAACGCCTCTGTCAAACCTTCAATTATGTCTAATAAATTAAATAGGTAACCCGTAATTTCACCATTTTCTCCTGTAATGGCGTGTTTTTTTATTTGGGTTATATCACCAATATCTGTTAAAGGTTCAACTCCGCAATTATTATTATAAATAATGATACCCCAACTGTCTTTATCCGCAAGTTTGGGTTTTTTATTTGTATAAAATGATTTATTTGGAAATCGATTACTAATACCAACTTTACCATCACAAATATAACTATTACGACATACATCAACATCAGTTGGATTCATTATTTTAAATTTTTCGGTTCGGTCTCGTGGTTTAATTTCTAATTCATCTTTTAACGCAAAATTTATATAATTAAAAAACTTATTCGCCAATACTTTATCGTATGATTTTTTACTAGTTTGTAAATAATTCATTTCAGAAACATCTAGCAAATCTACGTCACTATTTCTTTCAAAATGATATGATAATAGCACATTATCTCTACCACCAGTTTCACCAATTAATGAACAACCTGGACTACAACTCATAAATGTCATCAGTTTTGGAACCGAATTATATGTCCTTATACTTACAGATGAGTGTTTATTTGCACTATATGGTTGTGCGTCTATACCATATCCACCGTGAACAAAAAATCCTAAAAACAAATACCTTGGTGTCGTTTTAGGTGCTTCGTCTTCTATATTAGGGAATTCAACTTCTACCTTTGGTGATTCTACAGTTGTTTCTGTTTTTCCTAATTTAGAAACTTTATCTCGAAAACTCATATTATTTTATATAAATATATAAAATATAAAATATAAAATATAAAATATAAAATATAAAATAATTTATTTTGACAAAATCTATAAACAATATGTTTCCAATATTATGATAAAAATTTCGTGTGTTATTTTTGACAATATTTTGTATAAAACAGTTGTTTCAAACGTAGATGGTATTTTGTTTTTAACATATATTAAAAAATATGTAATGTAAATAAACAATTTTTCAATTAACATTTTAATATAATTGAATCCAATATTTACAAACGACCAATCATTTACATAACTACACATTTGTGTATTTGACTGTTTAATATAAAAATTATGTATATCTAGTAATCCAGAGAGAATACGATGATAATTCGTTTTCTCATTTTTTACATTTAATAAATTACCTATTTTATCGTAACCAAAAAGATCCAGAAAAAGAATTTTCTTATTTGGTTCTTCGGGAAAAATATAGGGATTTATACCATCTATGTATTTTTCCTCGTAAAGTATTTCACCATCAATTAAATAAGGAATAAAACATGATTTTATAATTGTATTCATAATTTCATCTACGTTTTTGTATTGCGACTTTATTGTTTTTCTACCTTTTTTAATATTATTGTAACAAATATATAATTTCCCGTTTATCTTTTCACAAATATTATCAGGTATTTTATTTTGTAAATGTTGTTTTATTTCTTTTATCGTGGGTAATTTATATTTTTCTTTAAATTCGTTTTTAACAACATCATATAATTGAGGCATAGAATCCAAAGCGTCAATAAAATAAAGAAACGCCACTACTGAACCAATGCTGCAACCCGATATTCTTTCGATTATAATATAATTGCGCCTTTCCATTTCTTTTAAAAAACACAAAGCACCCACCAAATAACTTCCATTAAAGATTCCACCATCTAAAACTAAATCAAGACGTAATGGTGTTTTTGAGTTTTTTAAATCATCTGGTAGATTTTCAATTAATTTTATTACATATTCGTTTATCATGGATTTTGATTATATGTAATAAAATAGATGATTTTTATTTTTTTTGAGCAACGCGTATAATTTATAACGGCGTTTGTAATTTTTTTTTTTGTAAAAGTCTTTCGACAAACAATTCTTCGTCTTTGTGTGTAACATAAATATTAATTAATTCGGCCGGCGAATAAAAACAATCATTGATTTGTTGCAGTTTTTCAGTGTCTATTTTTTTGTTAAATAAATGATAATATATCTCGGATATAGTATTGCGACTTGCGTTGTCTAATTTATGCGTTATGTCGATTCTCCCTGGTCTTGTTAGCGCCGAATCCAATTTATCATAATAATTTGAAGTAATAATCAATATTCTTCCCGGGGTTTCACGTATTCCGTCCCATAAATTTAAAATATCATCCAATGTTATCGGTTGTTCGCCATTATTTACACCGCTATTTGTAGACCCATTAATATCGCAAATTGTTTGCAAAACATCACTCACCTTTACTGAATCATTTTCTGTTTTAATCAAACCTTGTAAATTATTACCGTTAATTTTCGTCTTTTTTTGCTCATTTTTTCTTTCTAAAATAATATCTCCTATACAATCAATGTCCTCGAACACAATGATTTTTTTGTCAAATGTTATATCCCTTTTTTCATTATCTTGATTATATGTGTCCTCGAAAAAGTAATATTCTAATTGTTGTTTGGTCTTAATTAACTTCAATGGTATAACAATAATATGTCTTCCAGTATGGTTTGCGATTGCTTTAATTAATGACGTTTTACCTGTGCCTGGGGGACCGTGTAATCCAATACCGAGCGAATAAGGAATACCCTTTTCACAATACCACTCCTTTTTACTCGTAAAATAATCTATTTTGTCAATTATATCTTGTTTGCCGTCGAAAAATATGTTTTTAAATGTCCGGTTACTTTCAAATATATATTCACTCCAACTCGCATATTTAGAATCATCATCGTCTTTTTTAACATTATCTAAAACATATATAAATTTTTTGTTGGAACGTTTATCTTTAATTGTCATAAGATGTTCATTGGTAATATTGTCAATGTATTTCTTTAAATAATCAAGCGAATGTTTATAAGAATAAATTTTTAAAGTAATAGTATCGGTTTTTGTAATAATTTTCTCCTCTTTTTGATTTCCTTCATCTTTTTCAATCTCAGAATGAACATAAATGTCGTCGTCAATTAAAAAATGTTTATTTTGGAAAACTATAAAAATATCCTCGTATTTTTTATCTTCTCTATACTTGGCGGTGGAATCATAATTACTCGATGTTTCTTTTATTTGATAAATCGTCTTATTTTTTTCAATATTATTTATAATATAATTCCATATTGCTTTAAAGCGAGCGCTATAGGAAGATGTTGTAGTTAACGTATGTGAATATGCCGATGTAGTAGAACTCTTTTTGCCTTCTAAAATGACGACATTTCTTTTATAAAAAAGATTTTTAATTTTACTGAATGATATATTGGTTATTATTTTATCAATGCGATTGTCATATATATAATTAATAATAAATCCGATAAAACTCATAGCAATTACTGATAAAATAGAATCTATAATAACATTGTCAGTTTTAATAAAACTGAGTATTTTCATTTTAATTGTGTATAAATAATTTGTTCTTATTTCTTCCATGTAATTAGTTTTAATTGTTATAATTATATGAAACTCTTTAAATGCTTTGGTTTATGTTTATCTTCGCCCTTTGCTTCGCCCTTTGCTTCGCCCTTTGCTTCGCCCTTTGCTTCGCCCTTTGCTTCGCCCTTTGCTTCGCCCTTTGCTTCGCCCTTTGCTTCGCCCTTTGCTTCGCCCTTTGCTTCGCC